GTTAATTACGCTGGAATGGATACTATGGCAATCAATCTCAAACTGTTTATTGTGTCCAATAACACGCTGAATATAAATGCTGATAATGGTATTACACGCCGATTGAAGATGATGCAAATGGATAGTGAATTCAGTGATGAAAATGAGGTGGACGATTATGATAAGTGCAAGTTCAAGATGGACGGTTCATTCAAAGAACTCTTACAAACCAAATATAAGTTTGCAATGATGGATTTATTGTATCCATACTGCAAGATGTTTGTAGATGATGGTTACAAGTTAAAACCTTATCCTGCTGATTGGGCAGGTGAGACAAAACAAGTGTGTGCAAGTAATAATGTTGTGCGTGATAACATACTACAAATATTTGAGTTTAGTGCTGATGCAAAAGCGACAAAGGACGACGTAGAATATCAGTTGTCAATATTGAATATTAAGAAGGCGGATTTTATGGATATAACTGCGAGCGTTGGATACAAAGTTACATATGATAGTCAAAAAAAATACAAGAACTGTAAAGGAGTCTATTTTGGTGTGAAAATGGCGGAAGTGGAAGATGTTGTGAGTATTGTGGAGGAGGAGGAGGAGGTATATAGAAAGGACTAAAAAGGACTAAAGACCTACAAGGACCTACTTTTATATAACCTATTATAGGAATTTGAAAATCTCTATATGAGTCTATAAAAAGTAGGTCCTTATAGTCCTTTTAGTCCTTTTAGGTCTATGCATCAAAACCTAACATTGTAGTAATATTACTAACATGTTATTTATATTAAGAAGGAAATGGAGGATAAAAGTAGGAATCCTATGTATATGCCGCTGTATCATTTTGAGTTTGGCGGCGAAAGTTGGACGCGGTATTTCTATACTGATGGCGAGGCGCTGGCGTACGGTGAGTCGATGACGGAGTACATGGAACATTTACCACCGATATGCATAATGCGACAGGTTCATTACGAGGACGACTTATCATATGGTTATTACTGGTTAGTCATAATGTAAATTAGTGGGACTATACCGACCCACCATATCTAAATACCTAAAATACCTAAACTTCCCTAAACTATATATCATTTTTTAAATTCTTATAGGAGGTTTAGGGAAAAGTAGGTATTTTAGGTATTTAGATATGGTTATTATTGGCCGTCATTTTTTTATCTAAATAAGATATATACAATATGGCAGCAGCAGCATCATCAGCATTATCTATACAACGTAGAGTAACGCCGAACGATGTATTTCATACGCCGTTACCAGTTGTTAAAATAATGATAGATATGTGTGATATTACGCCTGATATGAAAGTGTTAGACCCGTGCAAAGCAACCGGAAACTTTTATAATAACTTACCAGAATGTCACAAAGATTGGTGTGAAATAACCGACGGTAAGGACTTCTTCGATTATAACGAAAAGGTGGATTTAATAATTGGTAACCCGCCATATTCATTATGGAGTAAATGGTTAGACCATACAACAGAACTAACAGATAAGTTTTGTTATATTTTTGGTGTTATGAATTTTACGCCATTTCGGTTAAAAGAGATAGAAGAAAAAGGTTTTGGACTAACCAAAATGCATATAGTAAGCGTCGCATATTGGTTCTCGTGGTCTCTAATAGCGGTATTTGAAAAAAATAAACCATCTATTATGACAAATAGTTTAAGAGTTAATTGTGAGTGTGGTAGTCAATGTAACAGAGGAAGAAAAGGATACTCACACAACGAGTGTTCGCCAAAGGTAGTGAAAGAAACAAAGAAGAAGCAGAATGTAAAAAATTGATTTTAGTTACAGGCACATATTAATAGCATCAAAGCACAGCGTTATAAGCATCAATATCAGTTATTAGAAATGTGTATTAGTTGCCTGAAAAATCAATTGACGTCAATTGATGAGTATGATAAGGAGATTAGTGATTATTTGGTGGGGATTAAATGCGAATGTTGTAAGTCGTTTCCGTCTTTCCTGCTGACTGTGAGTGCCGACCTCAAAATCCTCTGCCTGACCAAAATGAAACGATGCAGTGTTGTGTGTGTTAGTGGCGTGGAGAAATTAATGAGGTTAGAAAATATGGCGAGACAAAGAATTAAAAGCAGATTGGAGAATTGTGTGGAGTGCATCGACGAGGTAAAGGAGGAAATCACAGACAAACTTTATCTAACCCGAATGGACCAGTTAAAAAGTTTGAATGATATGGTCGCTAATATTGACGAGGCGGACCATCGATAAATATTTTATGTAACAAAAACCTATAAAAACGATGCAAATGCATCTTTTTTATTGAAAAACCAAACAAACATGTTACGCAAAATGTAAAAAATTGATTTTAGTTACAGGCACATATTAATAGCATCAAAGCACAGCAAAATGAACAAACCAGTAGTAAGAAGATACCAGTTAGAGAACGGCGAGCGCATCGACGACGGCGTCATTGTACCAAATACATTTCCAACACATGGACCAGAGATAAAACGTTCGTCGTTGAATGTAGTGAAAGGAATATGGTATTTAGAAATAGAAGACGCCGACAATTCCGCCGAAAGAAAGAAGTGGGTCGAGGAACATAATAACTCATTACCAAAAGAAACACATTATGATAGCGACGGCAAAGAGTTTAGTGTTGCAATTGATGGAATACATGACAGCGAGTATATGTGTTATGTATATGAGAACCGTGATATTTATGGGAGAATTACGTTTAAGAAGTTAATGAAAAGTTTGGAACAGGCGCCACTATTATCGCTAATAAAAATTCTTAAAGTAGAGTTTTACGACAATATCGACTATTATACGCCAAAAAACCAGCGTCAGGTTCATTTACCGGATATGAAACGTCCAGAAATACCATTAGGAGAGCGTAAGAAAATGTTGATTGATGAGATTAGAGACCAAATAGGTAGAGTCAATGCTGAATTCCGGAACGTATGCACAAAGATTACACGCAAATATTTTATGTAACAAAAACCTATAAAAACGATGCAAATGCATCTTTTTTATTGAAAAACCAAGATAAAAAGTTACGCAATCCGTATAATATTGATTTATTTTATTGACAACAATTTATAGCATCAAAACAAGCAAAAGCAAGTAACAATGAGTCAAGTAGAACAGGAATATGATGGAGGTAACAGTTGCATTAATTGTGGTGACCAATTGGAGGAGTTTGACACCGACAAGTGTTGCTGGTGCTGCGAAGAAGAAGAAAGAAAGAAAGTGGTATCAAACCTCAAAGTTCAAGGCAACCATATCCAGCATATTCTAAATAAAATATTAGAAATTCCAGTTGGTGCATTTTACACTGGCAGCAAACCAGGCAACCAAGATAAGTATACCACATATGAGTTAACTGATGGAGCAATAGCAACAGATGAAAGCACAAGAATAGATATACATTACTTTTACGATTATACACTAACAGTAAGAAACAATTTATTCACATTCCCAATAGTAAGTAGATTTAATGAAAAATATATTATGAAAGTATTGACAGACGAACAACAGAAAAGAATATTATCATATTTGGGATTTTAGAAGAAGACCAGGAATAAAATATAAACATATAAAAATGAACGAAGAAAAAGAAGAAAAAACAGCAAGGTTAAGTCGCGCCTTTTTTTCTACTTCCATGCCAGATGAATTTAAGCGTGTGTTCATAAAGGTAGTGCAGCATACGCATTTCATACCAGAAAAAGAAAGAACATTTTTGTGTGACCAAATCCACTATTACGAACACATCGGTGATTTTGCACGTAAAGAACTATTGGACGTATTGGACGATTTAAAACTGTTCGTTATGACACCGCCTGAAAATAAAATATCCACATAAGATAAAAGGAAATGGCAATCATCTACCGATTATTTAGCAAAAGTTGTGACTCATTCTACGTGGGTAGCACAACCAAGACATTGAAGCAACGTTTAGGTAAACACGTGCAGAAGTCGCATGAAGCACCGAACCGTAAGGTATATAAGTGTATACTGGGTAGTGGCGGATTCAAGGAATGGGAAATGGAAGCGTTGGAAGTCATTGAGACGGAAGATGCTAATGAACGGCGTACACGCGAGCAGTATTATATGGACAAACTAAAACCCGACCTGAATAGTTGTTTAGCAATTTGTATTGGATAAAAGGGGGAAATTAATATCTGTATGTATTATATAACATGGATACAGATAACGACGAACAGACGTTGTTTGAAATAACGGAAGGAACCGCAGCAGCAGCAAGTGCAATCGAGAAACCCAAGCGCGTTGCGACCCAGCGTCAATTAGACTCACTGGCAAAAGCACGCGAGGTGCGTGCAGCAGTTAGACAGCGAGAACAGCAGGAAGAAGCAGAGCAGGAAATACCAAAGACCAAGAAACAAATAATTGTCCCAGAAGTTCCCAAACCCAAGAAGAAGAAGAAACCCACCGTGATACAGTTCCAAGACGCGAGCGATAGCGACGAAGAAGACGCGCCGGTTATTATCATCAAGAATAAAAAGCGTCTGCCTGCAACAGAACCAGTTCCTGAACCCAAGTTGTTCCCAGAACCAGTTCCTGTGCCGGTAGAACCGAAACTACCCAGACAGTTTATTCGCAAGATATATTAATAAAAATATAACTATATGTAAATGAGTAATCCATTGACACATAGTTCCGCAAAGATATTTTTGAGCACACAAGGACAGAATTTAGTGTTAAATTCAACAACACTAAACACTGACATCAATTTTTACTTTTCACCAATCCTATTAGGCAATGCAGATTCGAGTCATTTTATAATTGGACTCGAACAAGCAAGTATACCCGTGTCTATCAATATGGTAAATTCCAAGAATAATACTCTTACGATTAATAGTAACACTTATACTCTGCCCGCAGGCA